GGAAAGTCTTCTACTTCATCCCAAAATTTTAATCTTGGAGACACATTATTAAACACATTTGTAAGAAAGTCTCCGCTTCCGTCAATAGTTTTTAGTTTTGTAACTAGAGAGTCAATGATTGATTGCCTTCTACTTGTATAAGCTCTATTTGACATTATACTCTCCTAGTATAGAATCTTCCTAAAGTAAACTGTACTGCTAATTCTCTGATAGATCGATCAATAAGTTTTCTTGGATCTCTATCTTCACTACCCTGAGCAAATCCCGGCTCAAAGGTTTGATACGGATACTTCATATAAGTATATCCAATACTTGGGTATCCTTGAGGAGTATACGTTACATCTGTTACTCTCGCAGATTCTGCAAACCTTCCTGTTCTATAAACCAGTCGAGGAGATTTCATATTTTGTGCAACTTGTTGAGGAAGTTTATCGTTTAACGGACCAATCAATGTTCGTAAATCAACTCTGCTTGCCCCAGTTCTGCTTTTTCTTCCTCCCCCTAATTTTACTTTATCTTCTTTGTACTGTGCAGTAGGTTTTGTTACTTTTCCTTTTCTTCCCTTACTCTTTGCTTCCCCAAGACGGTTATTAATTTTTTGTTCCGGAATATTTGTTTTTCGCCCCTTCTTTGTTCCCATTTCGTGAAACTTATTGAGCATTGTTTTTACAACTACATCTTCCGGACTATCTGACCCTCCTAGTTCAGTAAACTCACTAGGGTCCATTCCTTCAATGAGTTGATTTAATCTTTTTTGTAAGTTTCCCGCTCTTTTTCTGTCTCCAGTAGCATCCGACTGATTCTGCCATCCTCCTATAATGCTTGCTTTATAGGTTTTAATTGTAGGCAGTCTTCCTGGACTTGCTAAAATTTTTGCATAAACTGGGTTTCCTACTTGTAATACTCTTTCTGCCCATGCTTTTGCTTCTTTATTTTTGAAGTCATACGTTTTTAACGCAAGCAAGGCTTGTTCTGTTCTTGCTCTTGCTACAGTTGTTTCTTGGTCGTGACCGATTTCTAAAAATCTCTTGGCTTGTTTATACATCTTTGGCGTTTTAGTATCTTTGTCTAAAATTGGTTCGCCTTTTCTAGTATAGCGCGCTTTTTCTTCAAATAAACTTTCTCGACCTTCTCCGGTCATAAGTTTGTCTAATTCTAGTAAGAGATTTCTCTGCGCTCTTCTTTTTACAGTTTTAATATAATCAAAAACACTTCGAGTTCCTCTTACATCGCTAGACTTTAAAGCTACTCTAAATTCAAAACTAGTAGAATTTCCTTTTGTTTCAGATACTTGAAAATATTTAGTTGTTTTATCCTTTCCAAAAGAATTATAAATTTTGGCAGTCAGTAAAGGAACTTCTTTATCAATTACAGTTAAATATTCCTGTGGTAAAGTAGACAACCCCGTCATTTTCTTTAATTGCTGTTCAACAGATTTTTTTATATCATCTGCATCAATTTCTATAAAATGGGGTTCCCAGTTTACGTATAAATCTCTATATTCGGAAGCATTTGCTGCTAAAACTTCATCTAAATAGTCTGCAAACTCTATTAGATCATGTATTGCCATTAGAAGTTTTTATACAAATCAAGTACTCGCTTGATATGGTCTGGAAATGCAGGGCTGTTTCTTACACTGCTTTCTGCATTCTCTCGCGTGGCTCCCGATAATGTTTGACGAGTTTTATGCTCATCTCTTAAGTAATATGTAATTAGATCAGCAACTGCAAGTTGTAGATCTGTAGGGCAAGATGCATATCCTGCTCTATAAGTAACTTTTACAGATCCGGCACCTTCAGGCCAGTTTCTGTAACCTACTCCTTCTACACGAAAAATACTATCTGTATCTAAATCAATATAATATTTCTCAGTGTCCATTACTGTATATGCAGAAGTAACATTATCTCGAGTTTCTACTTGGCTTACAGAAATTAAAGGACTTTCTGTAAGCTGAATTATGTGAGAAGCCCAATTAAATGAAAACTCTTCTACTTTATCTACGGAGTAGTAATCAACTATACTGTTTCCGCAATAGTTTTTTACTAATTGACTCACAGCCGGAACAAATATATCCAGCTTAGTATCTTCTTTTGTAGAGGAGATACCTTCAATATCCTTATACGTGTCTACTGTAATTAAATCTGCCATAAGTCAATTAGTAAAAAACTTGGGGCGGCGAACCGCCCCAGTTTGTATTAGCTTACGCTATTAGGCTGCCGCTACTGGGCTCAACTTAACAGCTGCTGCCTTGCCCTGTACTGAGTTGAACAACTCATTAAAGCCAAGGTGTTGTGTACCAACAAGTACACGTCGCTGCTCTGTTATTTGGTAGTCTTGCTCGATGTTTACACCGCGCAAACGTGGAATCACGAAGTTACGAGTGTTAACAGCAAATGCACCACCATTTCCGCCGTTAGCTACAGTTGGGAAGTTATCAGAAATAACTACGGGCGAGCCGTATACCTGACCTACTTGACCAACAAGCTTCAGTGCAGTGTCTGAACCAACTTCAAATACGTTGTCAAACTCGGCATCGTTCAGTAATGAGTGGTAAACATCCTGAGAGATGATGTAAACAACATCAGCAGGATTCAAACCATACACACCCATTTCACGACGCATACCTACAAGGTGCTTCGCCGTAAGATCAGTGATTTCACCTGCCGACAGCGAAGGAGCATCATTACCTGTACCGATATCCATAGCATACGCAAGCGAATCGAGGCCTGAAATAGTCGCACCTGTCGATACGCCTTGAATAATCATGCTATCAACTGCACGAGCGTGTGAACGTGCAATATTCTCAGCCATCATAGGCATCAAGTTAACAAGTACTTCTTCGTCGATATAGTTATCGAGATAAGTAGTTGACAAGAGACGCTCAACAGTAAGAATCTTCTGCTTCATATCATAGGTATTCGCAGCACCCGTTGTTTCGCCACGGTTAACTACGTTAGTACCTGCACCGTCAACAGATGAAGATGAAAGATCCCCGGCACGTGCTTGGGTACCCCACTTAGCGAGGCTTGCATCTTCTTGCAAAGGAATTACAGTTGTCTTCGAGTTTACCGCCATCTCACGGAAGAGAGGAGCAGTGCGAAGCTCAAGTTGAATTTCCTTCTCGATAGCAGTCTGTACTGCGTTTGCAAGCAATGGATCAGTAGCTTCTGTAAAAGAAGTACCTGTAGGATACGCAGTACCTGCCTTCTCGAAAATACCTTTCGCATAGTCAGTATCCCAACCCTTACCAGTGATTACACCAAAGAGGTGGCCATACATAAAGTCTTTTGCAAACTTGTTGTAGCCATCTTTGTTATCACGATCAGAGAATACACGCTTTGACTCACGAATTTTAGTGAGTTCTTCGTTTTTCTCTTCAAGTTGTGCACGAAACTCGTTTACAACTTTACCAAACTCTGCATCTTTTTCTGCGAGCTTAGCATTCATATCCGCCACGAGACGCTCTGCACCTGACTCGATGCCAGTGCGGATAGTCTGCTTGACTTCTTCTTCCTTAGCTGCCTTAGCAACTTCAGCTTCTTCAGCGGCCTTAGCTTCTGCTTCAGCAGCTGCTTTTTCTTCGGCTTGCTTCATCGCAATCTTTGCAGCAGTTTCTTCTGCTACTCGCTTTGCGAATGCATCCAAGTCGATTTCGGGAGTTTGTACTTCCGACATATTGATCTCCTTATGAACTGATTCCTCAGTTCCATCCGGTGTTTCACTAGCTACTAATGAATCTTCATCCTTAGCCAGAGACTGACCGGCTAGATCTACACTATTGGTTTTGAATGTGTTCTTGAAGGCTTCGTACTCTTCCATAGAGTCAAAAGACTTCGCCAGAGAGAAAGTAGCTGCTTGATTACAAGGTACAGATACAACCGATACCTCAAACAACTCAGCGTCCTTAATCTTTAATCCGTCGGTTTCCTCTAGGTAATCAGCATCCTTGACTCGGAAACCAACAGAAAAAGCTCCAAGAATGCCTTCTTTAACAAGCTGTGCCACATGATCGGGCGCAGATTTAGAAATTTTAGCCTTTAGTTCAAGACCGTTTTCAGTGACTTTAAGTCCTGTAGCGCGTCCGATAGGCTTGTCATAGTTATGATTGAAAAGAATAATAGGGTTCTTTTCGAAGTTGTTCAGACCACCTTTTGTCCAAGCACCTGCTTCAATGGTGTCTCCAGCGCGGTCAAAGTCCGCAGTGCTGGCCATTCCACAAATGTGTACGCCTCCGTCGTCTTCGTCGAGGGCTTTAAAAGTGGAGGTTAGATTAAAAATCTTTTCCATCTTCTTCTTCCTTATTCGCACTCATTGCTTTGAGCGCTTCCAAACCTGAAAGGTTAGGTTCTTCTTTTACTTCTTCTTCAAACGTGAATTGCGGTACTACAGGATTAATAACTTCATCAATATCGGGATAAGTATTTTTTAGTTGACTCATTACTACTGGCCAACGACCTCTCCAACCTTTTGCTACTGAACGAGGAGTAATTGCATCACGTCCTCCAACTGCTTTTAAATACTCATTATACGTACAAGCTGAAGTCAGCCCATGACTTTTCATCTGTGTATATAATTTATTGATAATAAATTTTTTGGCTCTCATTGTTGCGGCCATATTTTAATCCTCTTCTGCTTCTACAGGGCGTCCGCCTTGTGTAGGATCTACTGCACTTCCTGCAATATTTTGTGGTACTCGAATAGTTTCACATCCGTCCATTTCTATAAAGTTCATTGCTACTCGGGCTTCATTTGGTGTAATAATTCCAGAGTTTACAAGTGATGTGTAAAAAGATGCTTGATCACGAAGCTCTGGCTGTAACGCAGGAATATCTGTAATATCTTCGGTAACACAAAATCCAAAAAATCTTTCATAAGCTACATTGAGTTTTTTCACAATAGGAAGAATTGTTTCAAGGTAGTACATTCTCATATTTGGACGAATGTTTGCATTATTTCCTGAGTCAAGCAAAATTGGGGGTACGCCAAGTGCTTTTAAAATAATTTTTTCATTTTCTTCTATAGCCTGCTGAAAATCTAACTCTCTAAAATTTACATTGGTAAGACCGTCCACTTCAATTCCGCCATCGAGAATAAGAGGTCTACGGCCTCCTGAATCAGGACTATAACGAGCTTGCCAAGATTGAATCATACGCTCTTTAATTTTCTCTGATAACGTATTTGGTGACTTTAGTACAAGACCTGGAACTGCTCCATTCTTGAAGAAATTATCTTGGAAATCTCGCATACGACGCATTAAAACCATTGTACGGAGTGCAGGCTTTAGTCGAGAAACTCCTCTATAAATTGAGTAAAAAGAGTTTTCTTTAATATGTATAATTTCATTTGGTGAAAACTTTTGAGCACCTCCATCAAAACTATAGTGGTCTATAAAAGTAGTCTTACTTGCATGAATTGTCATTTTACTTGCAGGCAAGTGATAAAGATGCACTCCATCATAGTAAATAAAAATATTTCCGTCTAATAAATAATCTGTAAAAAGATTACGTCGAAACGAAGAAATATCTTGAAATGGATTAGGCTCTTTGTTTAGTAGCAAATCCACTCGACTAGCTTTTACGCCTTTTACTATTCCTGGCAGTTTGCTCTCTCTGCTAACAATAGTATTAATTTCTGCACAGTCATCTACGATTAAGTTTACGCCTCTATTTACAATCTCAAGATCTTCATAAGCTTTTTCATAGCTAGTATAAGGCTCTCGAGTAGGCTCTGTTACCTTATCATAGTAAGGCTGAATAGGATTGAGCTTTTCTTCTGCCTCGGGAACTCTACCAATTATTCTATCATACCATGCCATGTTTATCTCGTTGAATCTCTACCCAGCGCATCTGCTTTTTTGCGGTGCCTAGACCCGGGTTTCTGCCATACAATTTATGAAGCTCCATATGGTGCTTATGGCAAATGGTAACTGTGTCTTCGTAAAGCTCTTTCCAATTTTCCTCGATAAACTCATCCCTCCATATTACAATGTATTCATCAGTGTAATGAGTTGGGCGCTCTTGCGACTTTTTCTTTAGCCATTGTTTCAGCAATGGGCTTAAAGTGTAAAAATGGTGAAAATCGAGTTCTTTATCAGTTCCGCAAATGTAACATTCTGTACCCTTTTCGTACTTTGATTTAGCTCGGTCTCGAATGTACTTGATTGGATCTCTTTTCAGCTTTTTCATTTCTAGTATCCAGAATTATATCGTGTGGAAGATAAATTGTCAAACACTATTTTTGGTAGGTATTTTAAAACCCCGTTGCGCTCGTTTCAAACGAGTATAGTGCATAACGTAAAGCATCCGCCATATGAGATGCTCGATTATGTTTTGGTTTTTCTTTTGCAAGATTAGGATTTGGATCCCATTGATATTGATCTAAACAAGATAAAACTTCAGTACATCTTTGATCTACAAGTAAATTATCATTATCTACAATTCCTGCAACATGTCCTATTCCATCAAGAACAGACTTCTTTGCATTAATAGTCGAGATATCATAATTTTGTGCAAAGTCAAATCGAGTTTGTTGTGCAGCAGAATCGATATAAATATAGTCAATATCGTGCTTTGTAATCATATCTTGTATTACAACAGCATGTTGCTCTGTAGTTCTTTCTGCATCAAGGTATTCGTCTAATACAAAGTATTTTTGGCTATCCCAATCGTAAGCAATTACACAGAAAGCAGTTGGGTCGCGATACCCAACGTCAAGACCCGCAAACACATCCATCCGACTAGTATCAAGAAATTCATTGTTTTCGATACATTGTTCATGATTGAAGTTCCAAATCTGTCCTTCATAAGTATTAAAGTCTGCTTCGTACTCCTGACGAAACTCTGCATCAGACATTGACTTGCGAGCTTCTGATATGTCCAATTCCGACATACGCGGATTATCTTTATAAGTTGCACGAATAGAACACCATTCTGGAAATTCATCGTTAAAGCCTCTATCAAAAAACTCGGCAAACCAGTTGTTCCTGCCTCGTGGAGTCGAGATAAAGATAGCTTTTGAATTATCTTTATCAAGAGTGGGACGTAGTGCTACATTGAAGGCGTCTTTACCGTCTGCTAACGCTGCCTCGTCAAATATGATTAAATCATAACTACGGCCCACACAGGAATCAACCTGGTTAACTGAACCCATTCGAACTGTTGAACCATTGCTCAATTCGATTACTTTATCTTTTGCATTATCTTTTGCTACTTCCAAGTCAAAATGCTTGATTAGATTTCTTTGTAGATCAAAAGAAATCTGAGACAAGGAGTAGTTGGGTGACATTATTAAAATGTTAGAACCGGGCACTAATGAAACGAGTTGCCCTATAATGTTGGCGATGTACGTTTTACCTTGTCGCCTTGAAACAGCGGCGCAGACAAATCGATACTTCGGATTATTGATCGCATTTATAATTGCTTTTTGCGAAGGTAGGGGTGTCACTCCCAATAAATCTAAATATTCATTTACTGGAAGTTTTAGAAACCTTGCCTCAGATTGTAACTCAAAAATTTCGTCGGAAACTATGTCTTGCCGACTAACTTGTACTGCCATTTTTTAGTCCTGCTTGTGACTTGCTCCAAAATAAAAACTAATTACTGCTGATACCATGCCGCCTAAATATCCAAGTACAAGGTTGATTACAGCTTCGCTATTTGCGTCAGGTGGTTGTACTGTTACAAGAAATACATACCCTGCGAACATACTTACAGACCCTAGTGCAATTGCGCGAGCAGTCCAGTCTTTGCTATTTCTTTTACGAGCGTCTTGAATATCTTTTGTCTCAAGAGCAAATAAATCTACATCAAGCTCTTTCATTTTTACTTCAAATTCAAGCTCTGCTTTTTTAATTTCTGCAAGCTGTTCTGCGGACATCTCAGCCATAGCTTGCTCTAGTTTTCTTGGTTCTGGTGCTACTCCCAAAACACTTGCGATTGATTGAGCGGCGGCTCCCGCTAAGGGGCCACCAAGCGCAGTCGCTAATGTCGGTGCTACGCCACCAAGAATACTTGCTATTTTGTCAAACTTCATAAATTATCCTATATTATGAAAATATGCCCATTTTTCGGCACTTGAAGGGACGGTATAAGTATTTTGATTTTTTATTGCAGATCCCGCGCCTCCCACGATAGTAATTTCTTCAGTTTCAGTTCCACAAGTTAAAGCAATATTTTCTACAATTACTGAAATATCTCTTTTTTCCATATGCATAAGAACTACAGAGAAGTCTTCATTTGTTGTTTGTTGTGGAATATCTATGCTATAGTTTGCAGTTGAGCCGCTAACGGCTACACTTTCCGTAGGAATAAAAAATTCTGGATAAGGTTTAGCTTCATTCTGTAGCGAAAAGAAAAGATTTACAGAATCATTTCCTTCTGGAATAGATGCCGTAAATGTTATCTGCCCTGCTTGTGAAAATACCATAAATAACTACCATTTTACTTTATCAGC